TCTTGGTGTTGGTGAATGTGTAGCTGGACGGTTCCGATGAAGCGATCCGGTAGAACAATGCCGCATCCAGGTCCGATAGGTCACTGCCCGTACCCTGCTGCTCCATGCTGTTGGTCGTGATGGGTATGGCCTCCCACCCGGTCATGGATGACCACAGACCATCGCCACTCGGGTTGGCCACCGCAGCCAGTAACAGGTCACCGTCGGCCACGGCGGAGGGCACGCTGACCGTGATGGTGCCGCTGGTGGCGCTCTGCCCCGTGGTGGCCGCGTTGACAAACGAGATCGTCCCACCCGTGGCCGGCGCCACCACGTTGGACGAGTCGATGAGCACCAGGGAGATGGCGCACGAGCTACCGGAGTTCGTGGTGACGGACGGCGTGTCAGTACCGGCAGCCTTGGAGTAGGTAGCCATCGCCATGTGCGCGATGGACTGGTTGGAGGTGGGACCGAGGGAGTTAATAACGTTGGTCCACCCGGTCGGCGTGGTTAGCGCTGTGGACTGCGAGCGGCTCCCCGTGTTGGTGGCGTTCCCGACGAAACACAACGTCAGATCGGTGCTCTGTACGTTGTCAATCGGCGGGAACGCTATCGAGGTGTAGGCCACTGAGTTGTCTGCGCCCTGCTCGGTGGCGTTCACAAAACGGAACGGGGTGCTGGAGGACAACCCCGAATAGCGCGCCACGGTTCCCGCCACCGGGGCGCCGGTATTGAGGTTAAAAGTGTAGGACGTCGCATCCCCCGCCTGCACGAAACGGTAGAACACTTTCGTGGTCATGACCGCGTTGACCACGGACCAGACCATCGTCCAACCCGCGGCGGCGGGGCTGATAAGCACGCACCCGGAGGAGGTGCCTCCGGCCGTCACCTGCACAAAGAGAATGTCCCCCACGCTGCCGGTCGGCATGGTCAGGGTGATCGAGGTCGCCGTGGATGACGAGCCGACCACCGCTGCCGGGGTGCCCTGGAGTGCGATAGCCATTCAGAAGCCCTTGACGTAGGCGATGATCCGCCACCGGGCTGCCGTCGAGTTATAGACGGCCCCGATGAAATCGGTCTTTCCCGTCGCGATGGCGGTTACCGCTGTGATGTCCGAGCCGAAGATGTAGGACCCGGAGCTGCCCGTGGTGAACGTCGGTGTCCAGGACCCCCCGGAGGCGGTCAGTTCGAACAGGATCCGCTGACCGTCTGTGGCGTTGCTGGGCGCACCGATGGTCCGGCTCGCGGTCAGGGAGCACCGGAAGTGGTTACCCAGGGAGGCGTCCACCGCGACGGTCGCCGCGTCGGTGAGCGTGATCGGCGCCCAGGGCGCCACATCCAGGTTCGGGTTCGGGTAGGTGCCATTCAGCGCCCCACCAGCTGTCCCGGTCGCTGTGTGGTTGTCCACGTATTGCTTAGTGGCCGCCTGCATGGATGAGCCAGGATCGGCGGGCAGGATAATCGGCGTGCCAAAAATGCGCGCCATATTTTAACCTTGGATTGAGAAGTTATAGTTATTCGAGCCGGGAGCGGCTGGGAAAGTCAGCTGGACGTTGTTAGCGTCGGTGCGCACAATCTGCACTTCGATTTCTTCGCCCGCCGAGGGTGTGGAACCGCCGATGGTGGGAGGGGAAGAGCCCGCGAACACCCGGACCTGGACATATTGGTTATTGAGTGCGTGGGCGATCGTGCAAGCCGCTCCGGACACGGTGTAGATACCGGACGTCGCTGTAGGAACGGTGCCCCACACTTTACGGGTGCCCGTGGTCGGGTCGATATAGAGACCAGACCCGCCAACGGACAGGCCATTGGTGGACCCTGCTGCGGAGTTAACCGTGTTGGAACTACCAGCAACAACGGCGCTGATCGTGGCGCCCGTAATGTTGATGCCATTACCGGCCGTGTACGTTGTGGCGCTGAACGGTTTGATCCAGGTTTGGCTGTCGGTGCCGAGTGTCAGGGCGCCGTTGGTGCCGGTGCCGACCGCGGTCTGCATCCACACCGTGTCCGGGTTGGTGCTGTCCGCGGCGCCGACCGAGATCATGGTCCCGGAGTAGATCGAGGTGTTGGTGTTCGAGTCGGCCCGCCGGGTCAGGCTGGTCGCGCTGTTCCAGGTGTAGATGCCGTTCTGGCTGGTGGTGGTTTGTCCGGTGAGTAGCACCGTGTCCCCGACCGCCATGGTGTGCCCGTTGATGGTCGTGCCCGGGGCCGTCAGGGACATGTTGGTGGTGACCACGACCGTGGCTGGTGGGGCCTTGAAGTCCAGCCCGGCTTGCACCGCCGCGATCGCGTTATTGAATTGTGCGTACTCGACAGCTTGCCCGCTGGCCGTGGCAGTGGCCAGATTCGAGAAGTTCTGCGAGCTCATGTTCACCGCACCCGTGGGCGCGGTCATTGACGACCATTGGATGCCCTGCACCGTCGCGGTGAAATTCGAGATGGTGCTGGCCAGCTGGGTGCCGGTCTGGTTGGCGCGGGCCAGCAGGTCAATGGCCGTGGTGCCGGTCCAGTACTTCACGGTGGGGACCGTCGTGTTCACCCACACCCGGCCGGCGTCTCCGCTACCGAGGCCAGCGGGATCGGATGACACGGGGTCGATGGCTGCGTGCAGCAGCGCCAGGCCCATGAGGTCAATAGAGGTGGCAAACCGGCGCGGCATGGATCAGACCCCTAACTCAGATAAAGTGCGCCCGAAAAGGGCACGTCAAACGAGACTTCGGTGATGTTGATGGAGGGATAGGACACGGTGGAGTACTCGACCTCGGTCCCTGAGGTGTCGATGGCGACGACCCCCGCCGGGTAGAAGCCCAGGTTGTGGATGGCCTGGACCAGATAGACCGGCGTGCTCTGCGTCCACACGCAGGAGGCGTTGGTCGAGACTCCAGCGGCGCCGGGTGGGCCTTGCGGGCCGGGTGGGCCGGCGATGGGCAGCACGGTGACGGTCGCTGCTGGTGGTGGAACGACAGTGACGGTGGGGACGGCGGGCGGTTCGATAGTGACTTCAACACCGGGGGTGAGTTCAAGTGGCATTGACACCCCCGTGCGCCCAGCCCAGCGGACCGATCCCGTCAACGACGTAAAACAGGCGGGACTCATAGACCTTGGCGTCGATCGCGGCGTTGACTTGGTCGGGGGATTCGTTGAACGCGGCGGTGCTGCCGTCGATGGTGGCGGTCCACACGATGTCATCGGTGAGCTGGTTGCTGATCAGGTGCAGCTCGATGGTGACCCCGTCGGGCCACGGGTCCGTGGCGACCATGGGGACGTAGAACATGGCGTCGCGGAACAGGTAGACGGTGAGGGTGTCGCCCTTGGATCCGAGTGTGATCACCGAGCGGCCCCCAGTTTCAGTTGCTGTCGAGTCGGGTTTCTAGCGCGGTGATGCGGGCGCGGGCGTCCCGCAGCGCGGCCCACAGCACCCCGATCAGGTCCCGATCGTTGTAGCCCCGGGGGTCGCTGTCGTGTTCTTGGCGCACGAGCCACGGCGCGTGCTCAGCGAGGTCGTCCACCAGGGGGCCGGCGTGCTCGTTGTCGTCGTTGAAGGCTTCGGGTTTCCAGTACCACTGGTAGCTGGGCACCGCGTCCACCAGCTGGCCGGCGTTGTCTTGGCGTAGTGTGACGTCGCGTTTGAGCCGGGCTTCTGAGGGGGCGACGACGGTGCCGTAGAGGGTCCAGTTCTGTCCCGGGATGCCGACGTTGCCGAAGAATCCGGTGGCGAAGACGTTGGTGGCGTTGATCTGGTTTTGGGTGGTTCCGTCACCGACGGGGCCGTACCAGAATCCGTAGCCGTTGCCGTGTAAGTCGCCGTAGTGGTTGTAGAACTCGGACCCGTTGACGCCGACGTCGCCGTGGTGCACGCCGTGGGTGTCCCCGGTCACCGGGCCTGTGAACCCGGACGCGGTGAGCGGCGCCGTGTTGCGGCCGGCTTCGTCCGCGACGGTCACCGCTCCGTTGGCCATGACCAGCGACACCCCATGCCCGGGGGCTGCCATCACCGGACCGGGGGTTGAGCTGTTCACCATCTGCACAACGTTGTTGTTCGCGTCGCGGATTGACGCGGCGGGCCTGTTCACCGCGCGCTGCAACTCATCCAGCTGTTTACGGATAGCGACCAGATCATCGGACAGGTGCCGGCTGGGTAGCGGCGTGGTGGGCATCTCAGCTGCTCCCTACCGGCAGGGGTGGCGCGTCGGTGATCGTCACCCAGGGTTTCTCGGTGCCTTGGAGCCCGGCGATGCGGCGGGTGTAGGTGCCGTCGGGGATCACCGGGTTGTCCCGGACGTCGAGGATGTAGTCCTCACCGACCTTGTAGGTGCCGACCATGGGATCGGTGTCGGCGCGGACACTGACCTGGTAGGCCAGGATCGGGTCCTTGTTCGCGGCGAGGTCAGCGGCGGTGATGGCGTCCAGCACCGCCCACAGTGTTTGGCTGGAGTTGTTGGTGTCGACTTCCTCGAGCATGGGGTAGCCGACTGCCAGGAGGTGGGTGTCGGTGAGGTGGTCGATGACTTTGTCGGTGCTGGATCCTGAGCCGCCGGACCACCAGCCCATGGCCTGGTTGGAGGCGTCGGCGTCGAGGGTGATCATGGCTGAGACGTCGTCGTCCCAGACCCAGGGTGTGACGGTTCGCCCGATGTGCGGGTTACCGATTTGCGCGACCCAGTTGAGGTAGTTGGCGTCCGTGCCGGCGGTGATTTGCGGGTCGAGGCGTAGTTCGGGGCCGTCGTATTCGGCGGAGAGGCTGGCGATGGCGTCGGAGTATTTGCGGAGGTCGTAGCCGTAGTAGGTGCGGTAGTCGGTGCCCGCGCCGCCGGGGTCAGGGATGGTGATGGGCAGGCTGTTCCCGGTGCCGGTGAGGGCTTGGGTCAGGAGTACCGCCATGGCGTGGGGTTTGGTCGTTGCCGGGCCGATGACGGTGTTGGCGGTGGTGTCGGTGGCGTTGGGCGCCCCGGGTGCGACCATG